CTTTACAAAAATCATCTGATGAACCTGCATGTGAAATTTTGACTTCATAATCTTTAAGCAATTCTACATTCTTGAAGAATTTCTTTATAATATATTCATACCCAGTGGACATAATGCTTGTCATCATTGAAGAGCAAGCATGATGTATTCCTTGACCCATGTGATTATAACTAACAAAAAAACATTTACCTCTTGCTAAACAAGTCTTGTTCAAAAATTCCATATAAGGCTCCCAATTCCATTTATCAGATGAAAATCTTAAAAATCCTTGTGTGACTTCTGAGAGATTAGACTTGTTCACTAAATTATTATATTCTGAAGATCTTATATAAGAATCTATTACTTTCTCGATAGATGCCATTGGGATTTCTATTTGTTTCACTATATCTTTAAGAAATACTAATGACAAAAAATTTCTCCAGCTAGGCTCATCACGAAATAATTGTTGACAAAATATATTGAAATGTGAAGTGCAATGTATTGGACCCCATTTTGTACAATCACCAGATACTATTACTACGTAGTAGACTTTTTTCCTCTTATGGTCAGGTCCTTCTTTCATTATTATATAAGTCCCATTTATAGATTCCATATTTTTTTTCTCTTGATTTGATATTTTTAGTATAGCATTTTTTAGATCTTTACTGGTCAATCCATCAGTTTTAGTTTTATCTAGTAGTGATTTAAAAAAAGATTCACTTACAGCATGATTAATCTTTTGATATGTTTCTTGTACTAGTAGATCACGGTGTCCACCATATTGACTTTTAGGTGCTATACTGCTAAAGTGTCTATGACCGGTGTTTGCTATATGTGCAAATGATATATCTTGTGTTATTGGTGAATTATTCTCTTGTAAGACTCTAATCATTTCATATATTACTTTAGATCTAATTGATCTTGGTATAGTATAACCTTGTGACTTTCCAGATAGCTTCCTTACTGTTTGGAAATTAGAATTTCTAATTGCGAATATAGTGAATGTGAAGTCTGATCTGAACCCTGACATTTGATAATGTGCAGCTACATCTGTTAGTATATCTAATAATGTATAACTACCTACATTATGTATAATACCTTGTACATTGAATTCAGATCTCATGGGTGAACCTTTACAAGTAAATACAGCACAACAGAAATTCAAGAGATCTTTTACACCACTGTCTCTACCATAGCCAAGCATCATTTCACCAATAACTGTCGGATCTTGTGCTTTATAAAATTTAGTAAAACTTGTATCACTTGATCCTAATAAACTCTTCCTATACATAGATTTTATCAAATCACCTAGATCAATAACTAATGACTTCTTTATATAACGTAAAAATGGATTGGTCAAACTACAAAATATTACAGCATTAGTAATTATCATAATGTTTACTGAATGAATAGAAATAAAGTCATGTTCCATTCTCTGCAATTCAGATTCTGCTACATTGTGAGCCACATTTGGATATCTAGCTTTCTCATCTTTTATAGTAAGATATAATCTATATATATTATTGAAGTCATGTATACAACTATCTATACAAATTTTTGTTCTATCTACTAAACCAAATTCATTAAATAGTAGATATGTCGTCTTTACCCATTCCATTTGATAAGAGCCCTCATCTCTAATTATTGAATCAATAGAGTTAGCAGCTAATCGGTTGACCGTGGATTTTTCTGTTATTTCTGACATGGCTTTAAATTGAAAGGGACTTGGATAGTCCATTTTATCAAATTTAGATTTTATTGCTTTATTTAATGATTTTATCCAATAATATGCTCTATTACAGTCATCTGTGATTAAAACTGTTTTAATATCAGAATTTATTATAATCTCCCAATCTGTTTTATCTATCACACTAGGACTAGTAATAGATTTTAGTATATCTGGCATACTCTGATCAAACATACCGATACCACCAGTTAAACAATCTGTTAATTGGCTTTTAAAATCATCTACTGACATTTCTAAATCACTATTTTTACTCCTACTATCAGATATATTTCGTATTATCTTAGACATTTTCTTCGAAAACTGTTGTACTCTTTGTTTAATTGCATGAATCATATCAAATTTTCTATAAGGTTCTGCTATTATTGATGTCGTTTCAGTTATAAATGATATATTTAAACAATTTCTTCTGCTCCTCTTTGCTTCACTGATTGTTGAAGGCGTATAAACTTTAGTTTTTGCTAATTCAGTAAAAGCTTGAATGATTTCTGGACTTCCAAAAGTATATTTTGGGAATATTTTTATAATCCTTTTAAGATCTGATGATATATTTGCATATGCAGGATAATATTTTTTTGAAGAATCAATATCAACAGTTGAAATAGCTGATTCAGATAAGTTAGCATAATATCTATATTTTGAACCACGTGTTCCATATACACTAACTGAATCTGTTTGTGAATGTGAATATGCTTCGATTACATCTGAGTCTTCTATTGGTATAAAAGATGCAGTATCACTCAATATTTCTTCATAATTAGGTGTGAATCTATACCTTTTTAAAGGTTTTTGTGCTTTCAGTAAGCTAGCTGAAGATTCTGATGATACATCTGTTCTAAGTTCTGTTATATGATAATTTTTATCCACTTTTATTATCCCTAACAATAACCTTATCATTTTGTCACCTAGTAGGTTTTCATTTGAATTTTCAGAATTATTATAATTTACTGCCTTTGTTAATGCCTTTTCAAAGTCATGATGTCTTTCAGCAAATTCTTTAAGCACTGATATAGATCCATTTTTATAATCATCTTGTTCACGGTTATATATATGACAAAGATATATGTCTTGTACAAAGTGTTTGCCACTACATACACATATTGGAAAAGCAGTTGTAGATAATATGACACTATCTGGGAAAATAGTTTTCTTTAACCATTTAACCTTATTAGTGGTATTATATTTAATACTGGTAGTACAGCAAATCTGTAGGAATAGTCTTAAAACATAGTGTTCAAGCCGTCTAATAGTACTGCTCATTTTTGCACCAAGTTTTTTTGGCATACCATAATCTGAGAGACTAAGTACATAAGGAAATCTAATCGTTTGTATTAATTTATCCATAGATCTTGAATTTAATAATAATACTGGATTCCAAACTAATGTAAAAGTACAAATAAATGAAGCAACTATTTTTATTTCTACATCTTCAGGATTACATTCTCTAGGATCTAAATCACTTCCTTTAATAATATCATCAAATGGTAATATAGGCTGACCTAATACAGCATTTTTTAATGATTGTACTAATAAAGATGAATATTCTTCTATATAATATTGTAAATCAATCACATAATCATTAGAAGATTTGTTAGATATTGATACAACTTTAAAATTCTGTAATTGTTGAGTTAGCAAAATCATGAGTAAATAATGATATGATTTACCAATTGTTGCTTGTTTTCTGCTTAAAAAGAAATTAGGAGTTACTTTATTAAATGATAAATCAGTTAAATAACATAACATATTAGAAGATTTTGTAGCAGGTACTTTTACAATTAGATTGAAAGGACAATGTCTTAATTTCATTATTTTTATACCGGTTCTATTAAATTCAGATACACATAAAATGAAACTTTCACATAACTTACTATATAGAATCAATTCTTGAAACATTTGGGTTTCTAAAAGTACATTTGAAATTTTATCTAGATCCTCTAGTGATTTATAGTAAACTGTTCCATTATAAAATTCTTTAGAATATTCTAAAAATTCTGAATTTAAAATACAATCTTTTTCAAACATTCTAATATATTGCTTATTGAGACATATTTTTTTTAACTCATACAAATATTCATTAAATGAATTATTATCATATGTCCAAAACATGGATTTTCTAGTATCAAAATTAGTTCTGTTGATTTCATTTTGTTTTAACTGATTAAGTTTCTCCATTGGATTATCAGTTACATTTAAGTAATTTAAAATTGATTTAGCAGTTTCAACACTCAATACACTTTGTGGTCTTTCATCTATTTCAAATGCAGGCTTAGATAATCTTAAGTTTTTTTCTTTTAGATCAATCAATTTTAACATAACTTGTTTCACTCTATCAGGGTATTCAGATAAATGTGAATTTATAAAAGTTATATTTTCAGATATAATCATATTGAAAGAATTATATTCATCAGATTGATTACCTGATAATTCTTTATATTCTTTTTTTAAAGAACTTTTAGATTCAAGGTTAATGGTCATTGGGCTATTTTTTAATATTGATGAATTTACAAATAATCTGCCTTTAGAATCTTTGAAACAACTCCATTGATTGGATTTCATAATACATCTAATAATATTGGTCATTCTTCTTTTTACTTGTGCCTGTCTTGCATTTCTACCAGGTAATTGTAAATTAACCAACTCATCAAAAACATTAGTACTTCTGATAGTATTATCATGTGTATTATTACTATGCATTACCATAGTAGGCATCCTATATCTGTATAATGGCTTTAAGACATTCATAGTCTTTCCATAATCAATTGATTTTAAACAATCTTCATTAGTGCATGTTTCAGATAATGAATTAATTAAAAACGATATTTTACGTATTTGATTTATACCAGTTAGAGATTCATACTCAATCATTTTTCTTTTCAAACACAATTCATCATGTCTCATTTTAAGATCTTCTAGTATCCAGCCTTTATAAAATTCAGTATAAGATTCATTATCTATTATTGTGAATTGATGAGGACACTTAGTTTTGCCATAATCTAAAAAGACTTGTGCATCCATTACTAATTGATCAACAATATTAATGCAATGTTCAGGATTCATATATATTCCATTTTCAAATTGTAATTGCAATCTAGTTGTATATGTATCATCGATTATAGTCCCAGTTGGTCTAGTCTGTATTTCTGAATTAACTGAATTATAAAATTCTTTTATATTAGCTTGAGTCACAGGTGGATTTACAAATTTGCCAATTCTTTGCATACCGTAATATTTTTGACTATCTATTTCATTATAAACTACTTCAATTGTATCTTCTGTTGAATTATTCCTTAGATGCTCAAAGATTGGTTCTGTGCATTCCATAAATTTTATTACTGTTTGAGGATCTAAATACCATAAAGTCACATCTCTAATTGTACTAGAATCAGCACAATAGCAAAATCCAGCTTTAATACCAGAATGCCATAAAATCTCTCTTGCAGAATTCCATTTATTCCAGTCTATTTCTATTTTCCTCTCCTTATCACGATGACAACCAACTTCAAAGAAAATGATGTCACAGTTCTCTAAACCACCAGATGGATACTCAACTTTTCTTGAGGCATCAGTTAAATTTTTATTTAAGATTCTATTTGCAATTTCATCAAATTTCTCTTTAGAACTTCTTAAAAGGCTAATATCATTTTTAGAATTGAAGGTTCCTATATTAGTCCATTCTTCAGGCTGATAATGATCACTTGTCATATCAGAAATAGATTCACTTGTATCAAAGAAGACATCATGTGGTTTTATTATTGGACTTGTTGGTGCAGTGTGCATTCTATCTAATGAGGGTTCTTCTTCTGATGAAAGTTTTTTAACTAAAAAAAAATCTGGTCTTAGTAGTCTTATGCCACTTCTTTCTAAACTATCTTGTAAAAAT